TCTCATCAATAGATGTCCAAATGCTATATGTAATAATTCATGCTTAATCAATCCAACTCTATGTAATTCACTTAATTCAGTGAAGAAATTAGGGTTAATTGTTAACTGCATACCAATTCCGTGTTTACTTACACCTGCTGTAGGTATACGGTCACTGAATTGTTTATTTATACCAATTAAAAAAAGCCCGTAAAAGGGCTCATCTAAAATTAAAGTCTTGGTGGTTCTTGCAACACCATCTTGTATATTTATCATTTTTGTGGGTATAATATTTTTAATAATATTTTTTTGTAAACTACATGGTCTCCAACGTCTTTTATTGCAGAGTTAATGTTTTTACCAATTAATTCTCTAGATGTATAACTTCTACCAATAGAATTAGCAAAAAACATTCTTTTACTAAATAACATTGATTTAGTAAATAATAAATTTAATAAATCTTTGTCATCAAAATCTAAGTTTTTGTAATTTTCTAAAGCTAACTGAATGTCTTCATCTAAACCCATAAACATCTCCCGTAATGAAAAAAATTCTTCAACTGTTATTCTTGCCATCTGGTAAAATTTCTATGATTACTCCAGGGTTAACTTTATCATATTTGTACTCTACAAATACAGGTAAGATACAATCAGCATTATCATCTTCAATCCAACCAAATGTAACCATATCATCTTGCACTGTTTGTGCGGGATTAATATAATCAAACTTGTGTTTGCTGCCTCTGATAAATGTAAATTGGATACTTACGGGTTGTTGATGTTTGGCTAATTCAGCTTTAAACTCTTCTGCATACTGTGCATAGTATTCTTTAGCTACTTTTCTATAGTTTACAACAGTTTTGCTTGCTATAAAATACTTGCCAGTCCATCTTCTACCATTTTTACTACTTGGGACTGAGCCCGGTATGAACCATTTCATTTTTTTATTTGTTTAAAATTTCTTTAAGTAAAGGTTTTAGTGTTTGATGTACAATATCAAAACCATGTTCACGCATAGAATCACTGATATCTTTAGATAAGGGTAAAGCAAGACCATCTAGATTATATAAGGTTTTATACTTATTAATAGCTAGATTTCCTGCAGTGTCATTATCAAATAGTGTGATCACTTTTTTATATTTCTTTTTTAAGTGCTCAATAACATGGGGTTTTATCATTGTATTCTCACTGTCTGGTGCTAATACTTCAATATTATAACCAATACTTTTAAGACATAATGCATCTTTTAATGATGAACAAATTACTAAATAAGGTTCAGTGTAAGTTAATTGATCAAATCCCTGAAGGTATGATTTTACTTTATGGAATTTATGTTTGCTTGATGGTTGATATATTTTATACAATTCATCATTTTTATCAAAATATCCATAAATAGAATGTCCTTCAATCTTTAATTTTCTTACTTCACCTTCTTCCTCCTTTATTAAGTTGTAATACTCAATGGGTTTTACGTTATATTCTTTCAATAAGTTAGAACCTATTCTAAAGTTTAACCAATATCTGCCATCATTTTCAGTCCATTGTCTTATATTGACAAAATCAATTTCCCATTTTGCCTGAACTTTAAAAGATACTTGTTCAAAATCATTTGTTTTAACATAGCTATTGTAATCCTCTACTATTTTTCTAACAGCATCTCTATATTCTAAATCAAACATAAGTTTAACTAAGTCTATTTTGTTACCATTTTTACCAGTTGAAAAGTCCTTAAATTTATATACGTTTATAGATTTATCTACATATACACAAAAGCTAGGAGTTTTGTCATTAGGATTAAAGATTGATTTTATCTTTACATCTTGACCTGTTAAGGGTTCTGATAAGTTTAAATAATATTGAAATACCCAATAGCTTGGAACATCTGTTTCTTCTAATACTAAATTTTTTGTGTTAAACATAAGAATATAAATAAAAATGGGACTGACGTATCTCAGTCAGCCCCATTAGTAAATTAGTTATTATAAATCAAAATCATCACCAGAAGCAGCTGAACTAGGTTCAAACTTATCTGTTACTGGAGAATTTTTTTTCTCTATCTTTCTTAAGTGATTTGGATTATTGCTATCAAAAATCAATAATTTTGATTTCTCAACATTCAATGCTTCTACAGGTACACCTTCTTTACTGATTTTAGGTAAATAAAGATCATTGTTTACATAACCTTCAGTGTTTTCCCACTCACGTGCACCAAGACATACATTTACATATGTTGGACCTGATAACAAAACATTACATTTAGCCATGAAGTCTTCAATTGTGTTAGATTGAATAGCATCTAATCCAGCTCTTTTATCTAAAGCTTCTGCTAAAAATATCATAGCTTTCATAACTTCAGTATCTCTACTGATTTCTTTTCCACTTGGTAATGTAGTGTCTTTATATGGATAAGGTGAATATCTAACTCTACCAACTTGGCCTTCATAACGAGCACCATCTGGTTTGTTCATATCCTTTAAAAATCCTTGAAAATCTCCTGTCATAGGTTCTGTTTCTACATGCAACATAATGTTGTATGCATTTGCATCATAAGGAGTTTTATCAAAACTAATTGAATTGATTTTTACTTTGTGATTTCCTGTTCCAATTACTGGTTTTTCTTTGCCTGAAGAGGCTGACATGTCTTTAGTACTTAACATAATTGCTTTTTTTAATTAATTGATTTTTGTTTATTATTCTTCATATTTTTTGATGCAATCTTTTACAAATTGCAAATTGTTTGGGATGAAGTTTTCCTCAAACATTCCTTGGGGTGATTTACATGTGTTCTCTCCATTGTTTTGTGTTTCAAAACCATAGATAAGTTCACCATCATCATTTTTACTAACCTTGCCAAATAAAACAATAGAAAACAAGCCTTCCAAAGTTAATGCATTATCAATCATTTTACCAATTGTTTTTGCCTTAATTTTTCTATTTCCGTTAATGTCAGTTGCATCTTCTGAGTGAGTTAAAAAGAATACAGTTAGATCATCTCTTAAATCTTTAGGTAGTTTAGCTACTTGAGCTAAGTTTGCTGCAATCTGAGTAAATTTTTCATAACCTTTTTCATTTGCTCTATCAAAATATTCAAAAGAACTCATATACTGCCAGTCATCAACAACTAATGTCTTGATGTGTGGCATTTTTTCATTAACATGTAAAATAGCTTTAATCACTCCTGCTGCAGAAGATGATGATGCTAAATTACCTTTTGGGTTTTCTTTTGAAATTGATGCATACATTCCTTTCCATCCTTTAAATGGTAGCGGTTTGTTTGCAATGTTAATTACAAAAGTTTCATCAGGATTTAGATGTCTAATTGATGTTGATTTGCCTGTCCCTGAGTCAGCAATGATTAATACACTTTGTGCCATATTTATTTTTTATTAAGGATGTTGTTTAATGTTAATTGAATTGACTTAAGTGTTTTATTAATTTCAACTAAAGCCTCAACTAAACCTGGTGCTTCTTTCTTATCTGGATCTGGTAGATCTGGATTAGCAAAGTCATGGATTAATTTACCTCTGTTTGTTACATCATTTATAATCTTTAATTCATTAACCGGGATTATGTGTCTAATAAATCCAGTGCTTGATTCAATTAATTCATACTCTTCTTTCCAATGAGGATTGTGTTTATGAAGATACAAAGTTCTTTTTGGGTCTTCTGTATCATAATTTATACTTACAAATTCAGTATAAATATCTTCATTCTTTTCAAATTCACTTGGAAAGAAACTAACATATAGTTCATCTTTACCGGCTGGTCTGTATGCCATCTTAGGAATATATAATGCATTAGTTATTCCATTAGTCTGGAAGTAATTTTCATGCTCTTCTCTTAAAGCGTTTACCTTGGTCTTACGTTCATCTGGTGTTATTGCCATTTCTTTTTTATTTAAGTTTTTAGTACTTATCATTATTTTAAAATCTAATTATTATCTTCTTTCTTGAATTGCTGGTGTAGGCATTTCTTCTATTTGCATTGATTCAAACTTAGCTTTGAAAAAACTCATTCTAGTATCACCATTTCTTGCTTTAAGAAAGTGTAGTACTATAGTTTTGTCATCTTCAATAATATATCTATCCGGGCCATAAAATCTAATCTTTTGCTTTGCTGGTCTATTAATACCAATTAAAGTATCAGCATGTTGTAGCATTGCATCTGAACCAAATATGTCTGACTCAAGAATATAATTACCATACTTACCGTCTATTGCTCTTTCAGGATTATCAATATTCCTATTAAGTTGTGATAAAGCAATAAATAAACAAGGATAGTCACGTTTACATTGAGTAAAAAACTCACCCAATTCAAATAACATATCTAAAGTATTGTTTTGGTAAGGTGCTCTTTTAACCAACATAGTATGATCCAAAGTAATTATTGTTTTTGTCCCTTTATGTTGATTCATGTACATATCAATTTGCTCACGC